CTGAAAGCATTATGTGGGTTGAGCGATATTTGGAAGCTGGCGAATTCGAGATTAGAGCAGCTTTGAGTAGTGGGTTGCGAGACTTCCTTCCGTTGGGAACGCTTATTTCCCATATCGACACGATGGAAGTTATGATCGTAGAGAATCACCAGGTAGTTGAAGATGAGGAGAACGACCCATCTATTGTTATAACCGGTCGATCGTTCGATACATATTTGGAAAATCGAATTGTTGGAATGAACTTGGCAAGAGCCGGGTCCACAATCTCCGAGTATATTCTGGCAGCAGATTACTCGTCTAAGCAGATTGTTAAGATGATCACCGATAATATTGTTAACCCGCCAGCCGCAGCCAATGACGCGCTCACGAACGTTATAGCGCAAACTGATTTGGCGACTATCGCTGGTGGAGTGCAAGATGCTCGTACGATCAATCGTGGTAACGTATCTGAACGCGCAAGAGAATTGCTGCATGTCGATGACCTTGGTATTCGAACCATTCGTAGGAATACGTTTGGAATCGGTACAGGAACGTCTACACAGACTATAATTGACGTGTATGGTGGGGTAGACAGAACCAAAACTGTCATGTTTTCATGGAAATCAGGAGACTTTAGCAGAATTGAGTATCTGTTTACTCAGAAGCAACAGAAAAACTCAGCGCTTGTGCTTGGGCGTTATATTTGGACTACCGTGGATACTGGGCCGTTTAAGTACGATCGACGAATTATGATTGTCCCTGCAGATGACTTGGATGGCAACTTAACTGCCGTTCCGTCAGGGGCTGCGCTAACGGCACTGTTGGCAAAGATGGTTATTCGAGGTAGACAAGCATTGAAAGAGCAACACTATGTCACTCTTGCTGGCGCAGATCTTTCCAACATGTCAGCATACCAGTATCGTAAAGATTACGGTCTTGGCGATCTTGTGACTCTTGATGCGAATTACCAAAACATCATTACTGTACGTATTGTCGAGTATGCAGAAATCGAGGATGAGAGTGGATACAGCGGACACCCGACCCTATCGCTCCCCGGAACCTAAAGCAGTTGTTTATCTACTTTTCCCAGGCATCGCAGTTGCATATTTCTTCGTTTGGACTGTTTATGACTTTCCAAACCCAGAATGGGTCTTTGGTGTTCTAGCTTTTCTCAACATGGGAGCTGTGATCCTTTTAGAGTTCCTCAGACGGGCTGATGGCTCGTTTATCATCACTGAGCAAGACGATGAGAAGGTTATATTTACATTGGAGCTAGATACAGACCCTATGGATCTTATGCAGCAGAAAAATATCACTTTTACCGTCGTCAATCGCCCAAGTGGCTATGTAGACTTCGAAGCGTTTCTCGAGGGTGAAGGCCCCGAATCGCAGACTAAACATCCCTTATAATGAGGACAACAGAAAGGATAATGATGCGATTTACGAGGAAATCCATATTCGATAAGTCCATCGACAAGGTTCTGGACGAACTGGAACACAAGGATCCGGAGTCCGATGATTACGAAAAGCTACTTCACCGTGCTGATCGGCTGACAAAGTTGCGTGAGCGAGAGCGAAGCAACCGAGTCAACCCCGAGACAGCGTGGATGGTAGCTGGGAACATCATCGGTATTCTGGTGATTGTGGCCTACGAACAGAAGCACGTCATGGCGTCGAGAGGGATGAACTTCATTCTGAGACCAAAGTCGTAGCTGAAGTCCCGCAAAAACACAGGAGTTGTGTGAGATGAAAGAAATCTTACATACCTCTTGTGTTTTTGCGGGCTTCACACGCCTTCTATTTTTTTGTTCCCATTTTCTATGAAAATAGGGCCCTGTATGGCTCTCTAACGCATATTCAGAAGGCAGTTGGTGTCCTAGGGCCTGAAGTATACTCAAACGTCTTAGAACGCAAAATAGAAGCTCTCAGCTAAAAAAGGCCATTTTCAAGGTCAAAAATTTCCCGGGGGGAGATTTCCGGGAAACATTCGCAAGTTTTACACGTTATATAATGAGAGGAATCAATGATAATCGACGCTTAAATGCGCGACATTGAAAGTGATAATCGACGCTTAATTGCGCGACACTTACTCTCTTTTTTGTTTTCGCAGGGTTAGCATCTCATATAATGAGAGAAACCTTAACAATACAAAACTAAAGGAGATAATAACCAAAATGAACGAAAACATGAAAGATGAAGATAACCAAACAGTAAATGTATTTGAAAAGATCAAGAATCACATAAAAGAAAACAAGAAGCACTATATTACATATGGTGCAGCAGTAGGCACCGCAGCAATAATGGTTGCGGTGTTTGCAAGAAAGATTTATATCAATAACAGCAATGTTGTGAATAACAACGTTAAGGCTGTTGGGAGTACTCGTAGAGGTCGTCCTGGTATTCCGGTGATGAACACGAGAACTGGAGAAGTATATCCTAGTATTCTAAAAGCAGCAATTGATACTGGGATTCCATACGACACATTGAGAAGGGCCATACGCGAAATGGCGGGTCCGATCGATGGAGAAGATAAGTATATTCAGCTGTTCCCGTTTGATTCAGACAAATATCTGTATCAAGGTGGGTACGATGATGGATACGAAGATGGATATGATCACCGTGGTCATGATGATCAGCGTGGTCAGTACTAACAAAAGGGGAGCCAGCAATGGCTCTCTTTTTCTTTTTCGCACGATTTACATCTCATGTAATGAGAAGAACCTTTACCTAAGGAGTAATCGTGGAAGAGAACAACGACCTGAGCATTTGGCAGAAGAACCAAAGTGAGCTCACCGTCGGTGAGTCTCTGAAGATTGGACTTGGTGTTGGCATCGTAATGACGGTGCTGCCCATGGTCGTCTTCGGAGCCGCCGCTGGTGTAGCGAAGCTTGGAGAGATCTGTCGTGAGCGCAAGGCTGCAAAGCTTGAACTCGTGAACAACGAAGAAAAGAACTGATCAAAGGAAGAGTCCTACATGGGCTCTCCCTTTTTTGTTCGCAGGATTAACATGCCTTATAATGAGAGAAGGTTCTGTCTGGCTGACAGAGACAACGCTGATACGGTAGTGCGAGTAACTACTAGACAAGGACCACGAGCGCCTTCTCTTTTTCTTTTTCGCAGCATTTACATCTTATGTAATGAGATAACCTACTAAGGAGCTATAATGGAACGAATGAAGAAGTTCTATGAAGAGCATAAGCAGGAGGCCATTGCCGCAGGCTTTGGAACTCTGCTCGGGATTGCTGGAGGACTTGCCTATGTCATACATAGGATGAGCCAAGAGCAAATCGACGCAGGAGAGGTCTGGACCAGTGATGATGGTGCCTCACTACTTGTGCTTGGTAACAAGAACGGAATCGTTAAGATTCTGCACAAGCAAGCAGCGTAATCTTAAAGGGATAGCCTACACGGGCTGTCTCTTTTTGTTTTGTCCCCTAACGAAGGATATTTGAATGCGGGTCCTGCAAAAGGCTACAGTGGGAACTATGGCTTTAGCTTTACTAATGTTACCCCCACTGATGACGCCCCAAGTAGCGCAAGGCGAACAACCCGACGGGTATACTCTCTCTGTTAAAGATGAGTATAACATCATGCGTCCAGGTCGGGTTAAGGCCGAAAGAGTTGCAGTCTTCTATATGACCGTACGATTGAACATTGAAGAGGAGCAACGAAAAGCCGAAGCTGCGAGACTAGCAGCCGAAGCAGAAGCACAGCGAGTTGCCGCTGAGCAACGGAGAGCCGCAGCAGCCGCTGAGCGTCAGCAACATCAAAGCAGTTCAAGTAGTGCACCAGCGATGTCTGGTTCTTGTGCGGCTATGGCCCCTGAGGGATTCCCTGATTACATTGTGCAACGTGAGAGCGGCGGAGATCCGAACGCCTACAACAGCTCGAGCGGCGCAAGGGGGTGCGCACAGATCCTAGACTCTCATTTCAATTCCGGCGCTACATGTGACGGACTTGGGTATGAAGAGTGCTGGAACAAACTTTGGGCCGGAGGGGCAGGAGCTTCTCATTGGGCCTGCACGCCAGAGTCTGGTTGTGGGTAGTTCGCAAGATTTACACGTTATGTAATGAGACTAACCAAAAGGAGATTAAAATGACGTGGAAAGACAAGTTGAAGCAAGCTTGGGATGACAACCCGCTGATGGTCATTGGAATCGGAGTCGTTGCTGTTACCGCAGCTGCGAAACTCATCGATTCCGTGAGCGTCGCGCAAGGTCGCCGAGCTTACGCACGACAAGTCGACTACCGAATTAACTCGAAGGTGAGTTAAAGGAAAGAGCCCCTAACAAGGGCTCTCTTCTTTTCGCATGATTAACATGCCTTATAATGAGAGGAAGACGAGACACTAATGTGTAGGTGAAAGACCTACCCGTCTGGTGCGGAAGCAAAGCCGCGAAATCATGGTTTTAGTTGGGCCATGGACCCTAGCCTCTCTTTTTTGTTTTCGAGAAGGAAGTCTAATGCCTGAGATTATCGTTTACAAGAACAGTCCACACAAGTACGGATTCTGGAGTTTCATTGGGGACTGCATTATGGTTTTCCTCACGTGTGGTCTCTGGCTTATCTGGATATTCGTACGGGAGATGCGTAGGGATCGATGACTACACTTAAGCGCACACGAGCGCAGAGTCGGGAGCTAAATGCATATGAGTACACGTGGTGCAGAACCTTCGGACACGACTGGGAAGAGTGGCATTCAGACCACCAACCAGAATTCGGATATTACGAAAGCGTGTATTGCCCTCGCTGCACAACTGAAAGACTGTTCACGATCGGTTACAATGGAGAAGTAATCGCTCGGCGTTATATTTATCCGGAGGGGTACAAGCTCACGTTCAAGATCTCCGCCAGCGACCTGCGTCGTCAGATGCGTAAGGACGGTTGGTGGAGAGAGAGCTCGAAGAACATCACAGCAAAGGCCAAGACCAGTAAGCGTCGACTAGTGGCGGTGAACTAGACAGAAAGGAAGTAAGTGAATTATCTAAACTCAATTCGTAGTAATATTAAACAGAATTCACCTCTTATTCTGTCTGTGGCTGCAGGTGTAGGCACAGTAGTAACTGCATATTTGACTGCCCGAGCCTCATTCAAGGCAGCTGAAGTAATCCGTAAGCATGAAGAGGAGCATCCTCCGTCTATTCACGCTAAAGAACGACTGATGGATAGGACAAAGCTTGTTTGGAGACTCTATATTCCAGCCGCTGTTTCGGGATCTTCTACGATCGTTAGCGTCGTCGGTGCTAATCGAGCTGGAGCCCGTAAGTTCGTTGCGGCTAACAGCGCAATCGCAGTCGCTGACCAGGCATTCGCTGAGTATCGAGACAAAGTCGCTCAACAGCTTGGTGCAGGTAAAGAGCAGGCCGTTCGAGATCAAATTGCAGAGGATAAGGTAAAGGCTACTGCGCCGGCTGCGGACGTAATGCTGGTTGGTGGCGGAGAGGTCCTGTGTTTAGAGCTCTATACAGGACGATATTTCAAAAGCGAGATGGAAACAATTCAAAAGGCTAGGAATAAGATCAACGCAAAGCTAAACTCTCAGATGTATGCGACCTTGAGTGATTTCTATTACGAGATTGGTCTACCGTTTACATCAGTCTCATCAGATCTAGGGTGGAAAGACGGACGACATATGGAGCTGATAACTTCAGCTTCGTTGACAGACGACGGTAGACCGTGTCTTGCGTTTGACTACAACTACGTCGGAACATTATAAGGAGAAGCATGCGTTATACTGTTCAGATCGATACCGCAAAGTCCCTAGACGATATTGCTCGAGCTAATCTCATGGGGGTGATCGCACAAGCAATGCCTGGGGTTGTGTCCATTCATGTCACTGAAAGCAATCGTAAGGCCAAGAAGACCGTGAACACCGAGAAGTTCAGCAAAGAGGAAAACGCCAAGCTCCTCGAGAAGCGACGGGCCAGGGTCCTCAAGAAGCTTCAGGCCGGCCTCAGTATCGTAGAGACCGCAGAGAAGTTGAGCATGCCTAGGAGCATGGTGTACAACGACAAGGTCGCTCTGAAGAAGCAGGGGTACGATATCTGATCGCAAGTTTTACACGTTATATAATGAGAGAGGAGATATTTATACTGCATTCCCGCCGTATAGGTACTCCTCTCTCTTTTTTTTCTATTACGAAGGAGAATAATGCCTGAAGATAATGTTGTGGAACTAGTTAGCCTAGACACACTACCCTTTAAGCACAAGCTTATGATCGGCTTGCTCGGCAACATTGCCGCGCTTGGCGCAGCATATCTTGTGGAGAAAGGGTACGTTGGCAGCCTGGCTGCTTGGCATCAGCACAAAGCTAACATCGCTACCGAGACTGAGTAAACTCTAAAGAAGGGTCCACATGGACCTTTCTTTTTCGACCACGAAGAGGTGGAATGTTAAAGCGCGATATTACCTATGAAGACTTCAATGGTGATACCGTTACGGACACGTTATATTTCAATTTGACGTCCACAGAACTAATCCAATTGGAGACCAGCTATGACGGGGGTCTTCAAAAGGCAATTGAAACGATCATCAAGACCGAAAACATTCGTGAGATCATCGCTCAGTTCCAGAAGATTCTTCTTATGGCGTATGGCGAACGAACTGCAGACGGTAAGCATTTCCGTAAAAGCGATGCGATCAAGGAAGAGTTTGCTCAGAGTGCTGCATACGATGCGTTGTTCATGGAACTAGCAGAAGATGCTCAGAAGGCAGCTCAATTCATCATTGCCATCGTTCCAAAGCAGCTTCAGGAAGAGGCTCAGAAGGCGGCGGTGGATGTCAACCTGCCTCCTGGCGCACCTACTCCACCCTCTAATTAAGGACTTATATGGATTATCAGGGTAACAGAAACAAAGACAAAGAGCCTGAAGTTAAGAGCGATAAGCCAGACAAGGTAGTGGTTAAGGTTGTAACTGGCGAAGTTATTCAAAAGCCAAACAAGATGAGCCGAAGGATCAAGGATATTTTCCTTGGCGGGGATGCTCGATCGACTATGCGATTTGTAGTTGCCGACGTCCTTCTCCCTACGCTAAGGGATATGCTCGTGGACACTGCAGCACGAGGAACAGAGCGCCTTGTTTACGGTGAAAGTGGTAATAGAAGGCGTCCGTCGTATGAAGGTCGTGTCCAGTACAATCGATATTCGCACAGTAGTAACCCGCTTGATAGAGGACGATACAGTCCTCCGACAGCTAGGCTACCTGATCAAAACCCAGGTTGGCAGAAAGTCAACAAGCAGCGAGTCGGTGACGTAGTTGTATTCTCGAAAGAAGAAGCGGAAACTGTCGTATCTACTTTGATCGATATTATCGATCAGTATGACGTTGCTTCTATCGCAGACTATTATGAACTCCTTGGTTTGGAATCAACCGCTATTGATAATAAGTGGGGTTGGTCATATTTGAATAATGTACAGATTCGGCAAGTGCGTCAAGGGTATGTGATTGATCTTCCCCCTGCAGAAGAGCTTTAAGGAAGGTGGGTATGCCAAACATTCATTTAGTAACAAGAGCAATCGGACGAAGAAGTCTAGTCTTTAAGAAGAATTCACCTACTATCTTCTTTGCCGCTGGAATTGCTGGAGTAGTAACAAGCACGGTTCTGGCTTGTCGAGCAACGTTGAAGCTTTCGGAGACGCTCGATGAGATTGAGAAAGAAGTAAACGTCGTTAAGGACATGGTCCTCGACGATTCATATACTCAGCAGGCTCATAACCGTGACAAGACATACGTATACGTCAAGTCATCGCTGAAGGTCGTCCGTTTGTATGGGCCGGCTGTGGTTCTTGGCGGAGCTTCTATCGCTGCTCTTACTGGATCACACGTGCAGTTGACTCGACGGAATGCAGCGTTGACTGCGGCATACGCAATTGTCGAAGAAGCATTCAGAGAGTATCGGGAACGTGTCAAGAACGTAGTCGGTGAGGCTCGAGAAGAAGATATTTATCGAGGCACTCAGACAGAAACGATTAAGAACGAGCTGGGTAACAAGGAAGAGCAGCGTACGTTCGATCCGAACCAGCGCTCGATGTACTCAAAGATATTTGATGAGCTGTCGGTTCATTGGCAGAAGGATCCAGAGTTCAATAGGATCTTTGTTCAGTGTCAGCAGAACTATGCGAACAACCTGCTTCAGTCCAGGGGTCATGTATTTCTGAATGAAGTGTATGACATGCTCGATGTTACAAGAACCAAAGCTGGAGCAGTGGTTGGTTGGGTGCTCGATGGCGAAGGAGACAATTATGTTGACTTCGGTCTGTATGAAGCATACAACAACAGGTTTATCAATGGCTGGGAACGGTCAATGATTCTCGATTTCAATGTAGATGGAGTCATATACGACAAGATCTAAGGAGAGATAATGAACTGGCGAAAGGAGTGGGTGATTCCATCTGGTGTTGGGATCCTCTCCTTTACATTGGGTGCAGTCATAGGTTATGCATATTCTCAACGTAAAGGTACAAGAGAAGTAATCACGGTGGTGAACAACACTGCCAAGGTTTCAGAACCTGAAGACACTGAAGAGGTCGAAGAGACGATTCAAGTGCGACACGAAAGTGAAGCATTCGTAGAAAGAATTCTTGAATTGACTCCTGACCAGCGAGAGCAGGTTGCCATCGATGAAGCTCTTGCTGACGAGCGAACGGCTCTGGAACTGGAACACATCAGAGAAGTACAAGCTCGAGGTGATAATCAGTTCAACGTGTTTGATAGCGATGTAGACACGTGGGATTATGATGTAGAAGTACCTTTACGAACGCCTAATGCGCCATACATTATCCATAGAGACGAGTTTATCTCACAAGAAGTAGAAACGAACAGTCAGTCTACGCTGACGTATTATGCTGGTGATGATGTCTTGTGTGACGAGCAGGATTCTCCGGTCTACGACTACAAGAGAATTGTCGGTACTCTTGAGTTCGGTAAGGGATCTGAGGACATCAGCATTTGTTATGTGAGAAACGAAAAGCTCGAAGCGGAATGGGAAATCATTATTGATCATGGATATTACCAAACCGAAGTGCTCGGGGAAGAGATCGAGCATAGTTACGAACGCCGTGATCTGAAACATTCTCTTCATAAGTTTAGAGAAGATGAGTGACCATGGACGAGCCTTTTGAAGGTATATATTTCAATTGGCTCTGTGCGAAGGTAATTGATGTTAGGAACACAGCACCTTCGATGACATATTGGAAGCTATTCAAACAGCTGCATACGACAGAGTTTGTTTGGGTTCATAATATGGATGAAAACAGAGCTGCTTATGGTAAAGAGTTAAGGCGAGAGTTTCTCATCGCTGCGGACGCACCAGACAATCCAGATTGGATAGAGTTCCTGGGGTGTTCTGTGTTTGAACTGTTGATTTCCTACTCAAGGGATCTTGATTTTCAAACCGATGAGTCATATCAGGAATGGTTTTGGGAACTACTAACCAATCTTGGGTTAAATGAGTTCAGTGATGCGTCGAATTTCGATCCGGATGAGGTTGACTACAGGTTGAATACATTCATCTGGAGAACATATTCTTACGATGGAACGGGTGGTCTGTTCCCACTTAGAGACCCAAAACAAGATCAACGAAAAGTTGAAATTTGGTATCAATTCTTTGACTACCTAAGGGATCAGAACCGTATGCCTTGAGAGGAGGGTCGTTGGACTTTTATAACATCAGAACCAGAGAAACAAAGAACGGCCTTCAAGCATACCCTGATTGGATCGTAGATAATTTCGAAGACTTAATGATTAGAGGAGGAAGCTTTTATGCAGTCTGGGACGAAGAAGCTGGGCTATGGTCTACTAATGAGTTTGATATTCGTCGTTTTGTCGATGCTGACTTATTGGCTTATGCAGAAGAAAAAGGCCGGGAAGGGTCTCTGGTAGAGCCTGCTCTGGTCAGAAACTTCGGCACTGGAACGTGGGAACGATTCAATAAGTACCTTCGTAGCATTGGTGACAGCTTTCATTCTCTCGATGACAAGATCACGTTTGCTAACGAGACGGTAAAGCGAAACGATTATGTTAGTAAAAAACTTCCATATTCGTGCAAGGAAGGTAGAACAGATGCATGGGACGAACTCGTTGGGGTACTATATTCCCCCGAAGAGCGGGATAAGATTGAGTGGTGCATCGGCGCCATTGTATCGGGTGACTCAAGATGGATTCAGAAGTTCCTTGTGTTTTATGGGGCTCCTGCTACTGGTAAGTCAACGATCATCGGTGTCATTGAGAAACTCTTCGAGGGTTATGTTGTTGCCTTTGAAGCGAGAGCTCTCACGAGTGGCAACAGCGCGTTTGCAGCTGAGGCTTTCGCCTCGAACCCGCTTGTAGCGATTCAGCATGATGGTGACTTGTCGAAGGTTGAAGATAACACCAGACTGAACTCCATTGTCGGTCATGACACAATGACGATTAACGTTAAGTTCAGGTCAGCGTTTAGTATGCGACCGAGTGCGTTTGTTATTCTGGGCACCAACACACCAGTCAGAATCACGAACGCGAAGGCCGGAAATACTAGGCGGATGATCGACGTTAGTCCAACAGGAGTCAAGATCGATCCTGCTCGTTACCACGTTCTTGTCTCGTCGATTGACTTTGAACTTGGTGCGATAGCCTACAAGTGTCAGCAACGATTCCGTGAGATGGGTAAGTATTACTACGAGAACTACTTGCCTACACGGATGATGGCGATGACAGACCCATTCTACAACTACGTAGAAGCACATTACGATATCTTCAAAACTGGTGATGCGATCCAGTTGAAGCAGGCTTGGCAGTTGTACAAGCAGTATTGTGAAGAGTCTAACATCATCAAAAGGTTGCAGTATCATGAAGTACGTCATGAACTACAGAACTACTTCACCGATTTTAAAGACAGGCACTTCATTGGTGACAGGGAAGTCAGGAGTGTATATATCGGCTTCAAGGGTCTTCCGACTAAGGGCCCGCCGCCGTTTGTACCGGATACGTCGTACACTATTGAACTGGAGTCCTATGATCCTGCTAGGTTTGACTCTGCTTTTAACCGCATTTATAGTGAGCAAATGGCCCAAGAAGCCACTAGCTCCGGTTATCCCCATTCAAAATGGGAGAAAGTCACAACCACCTTATCGGAAATCGATGTAACAAAGCTTCACTACGTAAAGGTCCCAGAGAATCATATCGTTATAGACTTCGATCTCAAGGATGAAACCGGAGAGAAAAGTCTCGAGCTGAACATCGAGAAAGCATCTATATTTCCACCAACGTACACGGAAGTCAGTCAGAGTGGTAAAGGTCTCCACCTTCACTATATTTATGAAGGCGACATCGACATCGCTGACTTGAATGCCAAGTACGATGAGGGCATTGAGGTTAAGACTTTGTTGGGAGACAGTTCCCTCCGGAGAAAACTTACCAGATGCAACAACATAGATGTGATGCCTCTCAGTGATGGGCTGCCCAGAAAAGAGAAGGTCGTGCTCAAAACTAAAAACATTCAAACCGAAAAGAGTTTACGAGCGCTCATTGAACGGAATCTCAAGAAGGATATTCACCCAGGCACCAAGCCTTCAGTTGATTTCATTCACCATATTCTCCAGGAAGCCTATGATGAGGGGCTCAGCTACGATCTAACGGACATGCGGGGTCGGATATTGAGCTTCGCTGCCAGTAGCTCGAACCATTCTGCTGACTGTATCAAAGTAGTTAATTCGATGCAGTTTAAAAGTCAGAATTCTATGGAGGAAAAAATCCCAGGGGGAGATTCCCCAATTATCTTTTTCGACGTCGAGGTTTACCCAAATCTGTTCGTAGTTTGCTGGAAGTATGAGAACGACGACAAAGTCGTACGGATGATCAATCCAGAGAGTAAGGACATCGAACCTCTCTTCGGTATGAAGCTGGTTGGGTTCAATAACCGTCGGTACGATAACCATATTCTCTACGCAAGGTTCTTGGGCTATTCCTTGGACCAGTTGTTCCAGCTTAGTCAGAAGCTGATCTCAAACGATAGAAGTAGGAACTCTGGTCTCTTCGGTGAAGCGTACAATCTGTCATATGCGGATATTTACGACTTCAGTTCGAAGAAGCAGGGGCTCAAGAAGTTCCAGATCGAGCTTGGTATATTCCACCACGAGGTAGATCTGCCTTGGGATGAGCCAGTACCAGAGGAATCGTGGAAGCTGGTAGAGGACTACTGCGTCAACGATGTTATATCTACAGAAGCAGTATTCAAGGCTAGAGAACACGACTTCGTAGCGAGACAAATCTTGTCGGAGCTGTCTGGGTTGTCAGTAAATCACACCACACAGCAGCACACTGCGAAGATCATATTTGGTGACGACAAGAACCCACAGCAAAGCTTTGAATACACAGACCTTAGTGAAGATTTCCCGGGGTACAAGTTCGATGGTGTGGAGAGTACATACGGAGATGAGATTGTCGGTGAAGGTGGATATGTATACGCCGAGCCGGGGTTCTACGAAGACGTAACGGTTCTCGATATTGTTTCCATGCATCCGACAAGCATTGTGGAACTAAATCTCTTCGGTAAGTACACGACAACGTTCCAGAATTTGAAGGACGCTCGAATCGCTATCAAGAATGGTGATTACGAAGTCGCTCGGATTCTACTTGGTGAGAAGGCCGAGAAGCATCTCGAAGGGGCAGAAGATAACCCTGACGTAGCTGAAGGTTTGTCGTATGCGCTGAAGATCGTGATCAATATTGTCTACGGTCTGACCAGCGCTCGGTTTGACTCCAAGTTCAAGGACAACCGGAACAAGGATAACATCGTCGCCAAGCGTGGTGCTCTCTTCATGATTGACTTGAAGCATGCGGTTCAGGATGAGGGTTTCCAAGTAGTTCATATCAAGACCGATTCCATTAAGGTTCCTAACGCCACGCCTGAGATCATTAGACTTATTTGTGAGTTGGGAGAAGAACGTGGTTATACGTTTAGTCACGAGACAACGTATCAAAAATTCTGCCTCGTTAACGACGCTGTTTATGTCGCAAAAGACGATCGGGGTTGGACAGCAGTGGGTGCACAGTTCCAACACCCATACGTATTCAAGCAGCTCTTCTCTCATGAACCACTAGACTTCAACGACTTGTGCGAGACTAAGAACGTGGTCAAGGGTAGAATCTATCTTGACATGGCGGGCACAGGTGAAGTTGAGGACATGATTCATATTGGTCGTACAGGAAGCTTCATGCCTGTTCGATACGATGGCGGAATTCTATGGCGTGTCAACGAGGGCAAGAAGTACAAGGTCGTTGGCACCAAGGACTATATTTGGGTAGAAAGGGAGGTAGCTCAGCACCGCAACCAGATAGACGAGTTGTTCACAGATATGGATTACTTTGATACGCTGAAGCAGGACGCGGTCAAGGCAATTGAACAATTCGTGCCGTTTGAAGACTTCATATCTTAATCTAATTGGTAAGGAGAAGGTACAATGGATAAGAAAATCATGCACACAACCGACGGTAAAGCAGAATACCTAGCGCAGTATGTTGTCGATGGTGCACGCATCAACGAGGAGCATGTCGGTTATAGGCTCATGGCTTCTTTGACTAAGCCGATTGCCGATCGTGTTCGTGATACAGACTTTAATCCTGTGTTCATTGATGACATGGATTACGATGGTGTCGTCAATTGGTTAAACGACCATATTGTGTTCAATGCCACAGGAGTAATGATCGGCCTATTTGACGGAAGCGAATGGCTTTGGGAAGCGGATAGACATGCCGGATGAAGCTAAGTTTTTAAGCGTTGCAGACGTTAGTCAAATAACAGACAAGATTAGATTCCGGCAAGAAAATTTCACAGAGTCTCTTGAGATGTCTGTTGGTGTTGTTCTTATGAATTATGGAGATCCTTACGTTCGGGTACGTTGTGTTAATGAAGAATGGGAAGGGAGAAAAGCCGATCTTGAAAAGAGAGATGGTGTTCCCTTGTGCCCAAACGGACATCCTTTGTTTGAAATCACAACAGCACCTCGTCTAGCTCTAATCTATGGAGAGTAAACATGCCGGATGAAGCTAAGACCTTTATGGTCGAAGACGCACGAATCATATTCCGTAATTTCGCAGGAAAGGAAGGACAGTATAATCGTGAAGGAGATAGAAACTTTGCTGTCGTCCTACCGGCGCCCATCGCCGAGGAGATGCTTCAAGATGGGTGGAACGTCCGTTACTTGGCGGCTCGAGAAGAGGGAGACGTCGACACACCCTATATCTCAGTTGCTGTCAATTTTACTAATCGTCCTCCTCGAGTTGTTCTTCTTACTTCTACAGCTCGTACTCACCTGGGCGAAGATAGCATTGAGGTTCTGGATTGGGCTGATATCAAGACTGCCGATCTTATTGCGAGGGGGTACGACTGGAACGTGAACGGTAAGACGGGAACAAAGGCATATCTTCAGTCTTTGTTCGTGACCATTGAGGAAGATGCACTCGAACGAAAGTATGCCATTAATGAGTCTACTCAAGCGAACTAAACATATTGAAGAGCCTGATACGCCTAATCTGCAGCTAGTCCATCATGACGCGCCTATGGAGAATGGACGACGAATTAGGATGCAGTTTACGACCTTTGTACGTAAGCCTTTCGTAGTAGAGGCGGTTGAAGTAACGGCGGATAATATTGCTGAGGTTGCCAAGTACGTGGGGGATCTTCGAGAAGAAGACGATGGCACTCAGTACATCCTTGTTGATCGTCGCTTGGTCCCGAACATTGCCCGCGTATACACGGGGTTCTACATGACCAAGATGGGTAAGAACGTGCGCTGCTACTCGAGGAAGATCTTCCGGGATCAGTTCATCGAGGAGGACGAGAACGTGAAGCCGTGGGTTGACTACATGTCCGACAAGGCTGAAGCACCTCAGGCGTAATCGCAGGATTTACATCGTATATAATGAGAGAGAAGACAATGGCGTCTTTTCTCTTTTTGTTTTGCGTCGGCTGAGCGACGTTAAATAGGTCTTAGGCTCAGCGCGCCGGGCGCTAAGAACTTCGGCTAAGAGTCTTACTGTCTGGGCACGTATATTTCACCTGCCCGAGATGTACGTGAGTCAGACCGCCCGGGTGAACTGTGAAGGACACACAGAGCGCTTCTGTTTGATCAGCAGGAGTTCAGGTAAACAAAAAACCGCTTCCTACTCATTCGCTTGTACCCATATATGGGTGCAGGACCCCGCGAGGGCGGATGACCCTGTGACGCTCGTACGTCGTTGAAGGGTGATGTGCAGCAAGGCCGTACGAGGCTGCATGTCGTTGGAAGGACGTCTGGGGGGTGGTTAATAGGTGAACACTGAAAGCCACCCCTCATACATTTTCCATTGACCACTAAGGAGTGATGTGAACAAGAACAACCTTAACACTTATGCAAACGTCGTCACTGCCGTTTGTGCCCTCTACTTTGTGTACCGCTCAGTTAAGATCGAACCCGTAAGTTAGTCATCTAGCAGAAAGTGTGATATGAGAGTGCTCTCCAATTCTAAGTTTAAACTTCTAATTGGATTGTGTACCATCTCACTTATCACTATGGCCAATAGTTGTTATCCTGGTAAGCCTTCCGGTACGCCAGGAACAACTACGACAACTAAGCCACCAACCACAACAACGACTAAACCTCCTACTAGTACGACAACTAGTACGTCAACAAGTAGTACGTCGACCACTAGTACGACTACTACAACTACTACGCCGTCCGGGTCCACCGCATTCGTTGGGCCCCAAGGCCATAGAGTGGATTGGGTTACTGGATCAGCTACACATACTACACGCGATTATAGCCGTGGTCAGTTCTCTCCTAATTGTAATCTTGACGTAAATGACTTCGCTATGCGTGCTCTTGGAGGGGTTGCTAACGCCGGCAACAGTGCTGTCGGTGGACTGGTCATTGGCGCTCAAGCTCCTACTTGGGATAACTACCATAATTGTCCTGGTGTGAAGGCAGAGACTGATGGTTTCGTTTACGATCGATGGAACATCCGTAACGTAGGTGACGGCTTCAAGGCTGGAATCAACGGTACGCCAGGTTCCAACAGTTCAATGACTCGTTCTTGGTTGCGAGAAGTGCACGACGATTGCATTCAAGACGATGACTTTATCACCGGTGTTTCGTTCACCCAGAACTTCTGTGATGGTGTTTGGGTGGGAATTTCCACTAGGCATTCCAGCAGTGGTAATGCGAACGGAAACATCCTTACCATTCGTGACAACATCATCTTTGTAAAGGACCAATCGGTCTGCTACAAACCTGAGAGTTATGGGTGTCCTGAACACGGTGGATGGCTAAAGTCATATAAGCCTGAAACAGAAGGCGCTAAGCTAGTTCTCGAGGGTAACACGTTCGTATCGGACGATTATCCTGCGGTGGGTAGCTTGGCTGAGACGGCGAGCATTGCGTCTTGCAAGAACAACAAGCTATTGTTCCTGTCAACTGACCCGGCTCAGCAAGCGAAGTTCAATGCTGATGTCGCCAGTTGGGCTGAGCATGGTTGTACCGGAACTACTGTCCTGGTAGGCACAGCTGCGCAAACTGCGTTCAATGCTGCGGCCGCATCATGGCATTCAAACTTTGATTCACTATTGCAAATGGGGTGACATGTTTGATGTTCCTGACCTACGTGATCGCTTAGTCAAGCGTGTTACAGAGGATCGTAGAGGTATAGTTCCTGCTGTAATTGCGCACGATGTTGAAGTTGTAATGGAAGTCCTTGAAGTGTGGCTACTACAAAGTTACGTTCGTGAGGAAAACGTGAACGCTAAAGAATACATTATGCTCACTGATTTGATCAGCTTCAGTTATTTCGATTACGGTGAGTATATCCGCGACGAGAAGGCCATCTTAACTCCGCAGCTCGAGCACTTGGGCTACACGGATATTATCTGGGGATCAGGTGAGGCAGACTCGTTCGGACCTCTTACTCGTATCTGTAGGGCAAAGGACAAGTTCGGAAATGCTCAGTACTTTATGTACGGGTAACTTGGTGGGGGATAAGGCGGAAGTAACTTCTACGCCGCTTATCTTAAACGACCGCTTGGGTCGGCGCCCCACCTCTTTCTACAAGGGAGAGGGATGGACGATGAAGAAAGTATTGGTGTCTTCTACGATCTTATTGATTATCTCCTGCGTGTTTTGGATGATCTGGCAGCAACGCGGGCCGAACTTGACGAAGTAAAGAAAGAATTGGCAAACGTAAACCCCTGGTACCCCCGAGATCCTACATGGAAGCCTGCGCCTGGATGGTTTGACGAAGGATGGGCAGATCCTATGGATGATAATCTCCCTCCACCTACATAATTCGCAGGATTTACATGCACTGTAATGAGAGAATCCAATTAACAAGGAGAGATTAAAATGTCGAATGAGACGACCGAGATCGCCCCGATTGTTGACGCGATGACGACCACAGATGGTCAGAACGAGAAGCTCACGCCCCAGGGTGTGGTGCTGCTCGCGATGGCTACTGTTGGCGCCTTCGTAGTCACCAAGAAGGCGACGAAGTTCGTGTCACAGCGCATGGAAGTCCGCCGTGAGATGAAGAAGCTCTACAAGGAAAGCAAGAAGTCCGCTTAGTGACTTCAAGAGATAACCCACACGGGTTGTCTCTTTTTTTGGAGGTACTTATGAAACGCTTGAAGCGAGTGTGTTTCTGCTGTAACAAATTCTATCGACGTCGGGCACGGAGTACCGATCCTTGGAATGGGACGTTGAATGAGTACTGCGACAAATGCGCATGGGCTCATTGCGACACAAGTCCAGGCGCGTGTAAAAGGGGAAGGATCTAACCCTTTCTTTTTCGAACATCGTATATTTTTCCCGGGGGGAGAGATGCCTACAGAGTTTCATCCTATTCCTAATGATCCAGACGCGCCCATTGTTAGAAAATTTATCAGTATTGATAAATCTTGGGTGATGTGTCAAGTTGGGGAAATTATCTCAGCTGCGGTTCTTGGGGTAAATTCGGAAACAGGTGAGTATCAGCCTATTGTGTTAGTGGAAGCTGATGGACGTATCAACAAAACAGATGAGTCAGCTAGGGTCAGGTTTGCGCTAAGTCCAGAAGCAGCCGTTGCTCTTCGTGACGATCTTATTCACACGATCGAATTCTTTGATCAAGCGCCTGATGGACCTGAAACTTTTAGGGGTAAACTCGATATTTAGAAGGAGGTGTTATGGCTATTGAACTGATGGATCATCAGAAGGAAGCACTCCAATTCCTAGGTAACGGTAAGATCTTGTACGGTGGTGTGGGCTCAGGGAAATCAGCCGTAGCCCTCGCATATTACGTAGAGAAAGAATCACCTAAGCGGCTTATCGTTATCACGACGGCAAAGAAAAGGGACAGTCTTGACTGGGACAAGGAAGCATCTCACTTTGGTATCGGCCGAGAAGCGGATGCCACTCTACATGGAACTCTCACTGTTGATTCTTGGAATAACATTGGAAATTATCTGGGTCTATCTGATGTGTTCTTTATTTTTGATGAGCAAAGACTGGTTGGTCACGGTGCTTGGGTAAAGCATTTCCTCAAGATCGCTCAGTACAATCATTGGATTATGCTCTCAGCAACTCCCGGGGATGTGTGGCTGGATTATGCCCCCGTCTTCATTGCGAACGGGTGGTACAACAATATCACCGATTTCAAGCGTCAGCATGTGGTCTATGCGCCGTACGTCAAATTCCCAAAGGTGATCAGGTATCTGGGCACGGAGAAACTGGATCGTCTGCGTAATTCGGTCTTGGTAGAGATGCCATATCTGAAGCATACCGAGCGGATACTGAATTTCCTCGAGGTGGAGTACGACGAAGACTTGATGGAGCTCGCCGTCCGCAAACGCTGGCACCCCTATGAAGATCGACCCATCCGTGATGTGGGTGAGCTCTTCCGGGTCATGCGCAAGATTGTGAACTCGGATCCTAGCCGGCTCGAGATGATCAAGTTTCTGATGAATTGCCACCCGAAATTGATCGTCTTTTACACGTTTGACTACGAGCTGGAGATTTTGAGGACGCTTCAGGATGTTGTCCCGGTGGCTGAGTGGAACGGACACGTACACCAGGAGATCCCCAAGACTGATCACTGGGTATATCTTGTGCAGTACACATCAGGTAGTGAGGGGTGGAACTGTATCGAGACGGATGCGACCGTTCTGTACAGTTTGACCTACTCTTACAAGAACTATGTTCAGTGCCAGGGTAGAATAGACCGTTTGGATACGCCGTTTACCAACTTGTACTACTATATCCTCACCAGCAGAGCAGCGATCGACAAGGCTGTGAAGGAGTCCCTAGATCGTAAAAAGTCGTTCAACGAGCTGAAAGCGATGGAGATTATGGATTTGGAGGATGATTTGGCGTATCTGCCGTGTATTTGACGGTGATTCGCAAGTGCTCTGACCTGCTGTTTTGCTAGTATAAGACATAAAGACAAATATTACTTATATTAAATAATTATTTATACAAGTATATAGAAACTCCGCTCTACAATAATAAGGGGTTTATCCAAAATATTTGCCATTTGCCGGAAAATAGCCAACGAGCCTATAAAATAAGGGTTTTTCGTCCGACAAATCGTTAAAAGATTTGCCAGCTGGAACGAAAGGGGTGAAAACATGACATATATGTCTGGTGAGATGTCTGCAACGATTCCTGATTTTCCTAGGTATGAAGTAACGAACCATGGAAGAGTATTCAATAGACGTACTGGTAGAGAAATGACAATGTCACCAACGGCAGCTGGCGACCTAACTGTCGGGCTAGTCCGAGGTGGGTATCAGTGTAGACGTTCAGTCAAGGTCCTAGTGGCTGAAGCGTTCGTCCGAGGTCGTAGTGATGTTTTCAACACTCCTATTCAAATCGATGGAGTCAAAGAAAATCTCAATGCGTACAACATCTGCTGGAGACCTCGTTGGTTTGCGTGGGAGTACACGCATCAGTTCAAGGATATTCATAACTGGTATAACTATGGACCGATCTTGGATACTGTAAACAACATCGAGTATGACTGCATATTTGTTGCTGCCGTAAAGACAGCAAGCCTCTGTAAACATATCTATGCAGCCATTTCCAGCGGGACTCATGTTTTTCCTGGAGGTGAGAAATACGTTTATATATAAAACAGAATATATACGATACTACACACGCAACATACCATATAATGAAGGGAGTGTGCTTTTTCGTTTAGGATGGCTTCTATGGATGGCGACGTAGTTGAAGCTAGCCTGATTGCTGTCCTTACTGGCGCATCTGCAATTATAACAGCTTATGCATCTTTGGTTCGGGCTCGTAAGCAAGGAAACGAACAATGTCAGGAACAATTGAAACAAGCCAGAGCAGAGGCCGAAGAAGCGACATCCAAATTGCATCAACTAATAATGCAAGAAGAGGAACACGGTGGCATAGACTTACTCATGCTACTTTCCGTTGTTTTGTTTTCTGTAGCAGCCATATTTACTGGGATCGCGATCAGCCACAGTCTAGAAACTAAAGGCCCGCCTGGTCCTCAAGGAGAACAAGGAGAGCCTGGTGCTAATGGTGAACGGGGCCCGCAAGGAATCATGGGCCCACAGGGCGAACGAGGTTTGGCAGGTAATAGTATTGTTGGTCCAAGCGGCCCTGCTGGCCGTACTGGGTCTACTGGCTCTACTGGTAGCACTGGGTCTCCTGGTAGCAATGGCTTACCTGGAGTTCAAGGACCTACGGGAAGTCCTGGACCGACTTGTCCTACTGGGTTTGCCCTGAGAAATATTGAAGTAAAAGAGAAAGGTCAGGCAACTACGGTTGCTGTGTGTGCAGTCCCTTAGGAGGTGAAAAATGGACGTGACAACAACACTCCTTACCGTCGTTTCGGTATATGTGATCGTGAAGTATCTGAACTCATTGGTTCCCACAGGGCTTCCGTCACTCATCAAGGTTCCGTTAGCTTTGCTAATTGGTATCGGCGTAGTGTGTTTGTTTGGGATCTCCGACTTCGCTCCTGGGTTAGCATTCTTCGGTGTACCGTTAGAGACTATGAACGGTGCGACCCAGGCTCTCGTTGGTGGAATTCTAGGGCTTGGCGCTACCGGCCTAGACACTACATTCAAGACTATCCGTAATGTTGGACAGAATGATGTGACTACATAGGGGGTCTTTATGAGTGAACGGCAGTATCAACTGAAATTAGTTAAGAAGATCACTAAAGCTTTTCCGGGGGTGTTCATCATCATAAATGACCCCCGGTACATTCAAGGCTTGCCCGATATTCTTGTGTTACACAAGAAACGATGGGGTATGCTTGAAGTAAAGATGGCTGGCGATTCTGCCGTTCAACCTAATCAAGAGCACTACGTTAAACTCTTTAATCAAATGTCGTTCGCCTCATTCATTAACCCTCAAAATGAGGAGGCTGTTATTCATGATCTTCAACGATCACTCGGGCTTGAGCGGAAAACATGCGTTTCTGAGTCCAAGTAATTACCATTGGCTCAACTATAATGATCAGAAACTAGAAGCCCGTTTTGTAGCAGCCCAAGCAGCACGGCGTGGATCGGATATTCATGCCCTTGCTCATGAGGCGATACGTCTTGGTATCAAGCTGTCGAAAGCTAACCAAGCTTTGTCGACATATGTTAATGATGGTATCGGTTACAAGATGTCGTGTGAACAGATGTTGTTCTACTCGATTAACTGTTTCGGAACACCAGATACTATTTCGTTTCGAAGAGGTAAGTTGCGTATTCATGATTTGAAAACTGGTATAACTGTAGCTTCAGAACATCAGTTAGAAGTTTATGCGGCCATATTTTGCCTAGAGTACGCCATTGACCCGTTTGAAATAGAAATAGAACTTAGAATCTATCAAAGAGATGATATTAAAGTCTTTCTACCATTCCCAGAAAGAATTGTATCCATTATGGATAAGATTATAGTGTTTGATCAGCAAATCGAACAGATGAGGGCATCAGACAGATACTGAAAGGGGGTGATGACTGTGAAGCTTGAAGAAGAACAATATTTGGAACATTACGGCACCAAGAGGCATTCCGGTCGTTATCCTTGGGGTTCTGGTGACGATGACCTAGAAGGATATGGTGTTAACTACCCTCGTAATGAAGAATTTCTTCAAAGAGTAGATTCTATGAAGAAGAAAGGCATGAGCGAAAAAGAAATCGCTGATGGCGTTGGTATGACAATGAAAGACTTGAGGGACACAAAGTCTAATTACAAATATCAACAAAAAGCAACAGAAATTGCCTTCATGGAAAAGCTGAAGGCAAAAGGATATTCGAACAAAGCCATCGGCGACCGCATGGGTAAGGCAGAATCTGTTGTTCGGTCATATCTTGCCCCAGGTGCAAAAGATAAGCTTGAAGCCAAGCGGGTCACAACAAACATGCTTAAGAGTGAAGTTGATGAAAAAGGTATGGTTGATGTTGGTGCTGGCGTAGAGAATCGCATGGGTATTACAAGAACTAAACTAGAACAGGCCCTTAGCGCACTTAAAGATCAAGGTTATGAGGTCCACAACGTTAAGCAGCCACAGATTCAAACTGGTCATGAGACTGTACAGAAAGTGTTGGCCACGCCTGGTACGACACAACACGATGTCTTTATGAACAAGAGCCAAGTTCAGCAAATCGGCTCTTATTCAGAAGACAACGGTAGAAGCATAATTCGCATACATCCTCCTATGAAGATTGATCCAGTTCGTCTTGATGTTATCTATGGGGATGAGGGTAAACAAGCTGATGGTGTTGTTTATGTTCGTCCGGATGTAGCTGATCTTTCTCTTGGTGGTGTCAATTATTCACAGGTAAGAATTCGTGTTGGCGATAACCATTACATAAAAGGTATGGCTATGTATAAGGCTGATCTACCTCCAGGAGTGGATCTTCAATTTAACACTGCTAAGAAAGACACAGGAAATCATCTTGATGCGCTAAAAGAAGTTGTAAGAGGTGAAGATGGTAAGCCAGATGATAAGAACCCATTCGGTGCTTACATTGCTCATCAAATTACAGAGAATTCTGGATCACCAGAAGAAAAATTGACATCAGCTATGAATGTTGTGAATGAAGAAGGAGATTGGGCAGAATGGTCTAGGACTTTGTCGTCGCAATTTCTATCAAAGCAAAAGCCTAAGCTTGCTAAAACACAGCTCGACATGACATACGAACGTCGTCAGGCTGAGCACAAGGCGATTAACGAACTTACTAATGATACAGTAAAGAAGAAGTTGCTAGAAGATTTTGCTGGAGCTACCGACACTGCGGCCGCTCATTTGAAAGCAGCTCAACTTCCTCGCCAAGCCAACCATGTTATCCTTCCAATTCATGATATGAAACCGACTGAAGTTTATGCGCCTAGATTTCTTGATGGAGAAACGGTTGTTCTGATTCGTTTCCCCCACGGCGGAACATTTGAAATTCCTAGGTTGATTGTTAATAACAAGCATGAAACAGCTAGACGTTTGATTGGACACGATTCTCCTGATGCTATTGGTATTCATAGTAGTGTTGCTGAGAGACTGTCTGGTGCAGACTTTGATGGTGACACAGTGCTTGTTGTTCCAGACAATAACAAAAGAATTAACGACACTAAGGCATTAGACGGCCTTAAGAATTTTGACCCCATAGCTGAATACCCAGGCTATCCTGGAATGAAAGTCATGGGTAATACACAGGCACAGATGGGTATGATTTCTAATCTGATCACAGACATGTCATTGGGTGGTGCTGGACCAGATGAACTAACAAGAGCAGTCAAACATTCAATGGTTGTCATCGATGCAGAGAAGAAACAACTCGATCATTCACGATCTTTTAGAGACAACAACATAGCTGGCCTAAAGAAAAGGTATCAGCAAGGCGGAGCATCCACGCTCATCTCTAGGAAAGGTCGTCCTCTAGAGGTACCAGAGCGTAAGCCTAGAACTGCTGCTAAAGGTGGTCCTGTTAATAAAGTAACTGGTGAGTTGATGTATGAGCCCACCAATAAGAAGCGTAGAGATGGTACACCATTGATGGTGAGAGTTCCTTCTCTTGCTGAAGTTAAGGATGCGCATACGTTATCATCTGGTACGCCAATGGAAACGCTTTATGCTGATCATTCTAACAGGCTCAAGGCCATGGCTAACCGGGCCCGTCTAGATGCTTTAAATACCCCCGCCCCTAAACAATCGGCCTCTGCTAAGAAGGCGTATGCCAAGGAAGTTGAATCATTAGAAGCCTCCCTGGACATTGCTTATAGAAACCGCCCCCTTGAAAGACATGCCAACATAGTGGCAGACTCCGCTATCCGGGTCAGGGTACAAGCTAATCCAAACATGGAACCGAGCACGCGTAAGAAGATTGAACGCCAGGAGCTAGAAGACGCAAGGGTGCGTGTCGGTGCTAAGGCTCATCAGATTAACATCAGTGATGATGAATGGAAAGCTATTCAAGCTAATGCTGTTAGTAACAGTAAGTTAACCGAGATACTAAAGTATGCAGACCCTAAGAGAGTAAGAGAACTTGCTACACCACAAACTGCTAGATTGATGACACCAACCAAGACTAAGCGTGCTAATGACATGATAGAGCTTGGTTACACACATGCTGAGATTGCTAGTAGTCTAGGTGTGTCTGTGTCTACACTATACGATGCACTCAAGTAAAGGAAGGATTGAATGACTAAGACAATGCTATCAACCATCGACAATCCTTTCAATCCTTTTGACAACTACCCTGCATGGTATGCATTTGATGCGGCCTCCTGTTACCACACACAGCAGTTGCTTTCAAGAATTGTTCAGACATCTGATGAGCTTAGTGAAGCTGAATATGAATCAGCAATTGAAAATGCTGTTGATGAAATCGTTGCTGAGAATGTCATGGGAGTTTTCATAAAGGTTGTGAGGGAGGAATAGGGGGAGGGGGGGGTCGCGAGATCTACCCCCCCTTTGCAT